ACGTTGACAGGGAGCACGGCTGTCAGCAACGCGTCCGTGACATTCCTCGATCCAGACGTTGTCGTGAATGTCCAGGACAGGCTTCGTCTGCCGGAAGATCCGCAAGACTCTTCCGGACGACCGATCTTGGCTATGGAAGGATTCGTGGACAGGGAGACTGGGCTCCCCATTCTCACGAAGGTGTACCTCGGATGATCAGCTTCTCCGCGTGGACCGGCCTCGCAAAGACGTTGAAGCAGCTCGCTGCGCTTCAGAAGAACGCGCCCGATGAATTCGGCACCGCGCTCCTGGACGTGGCGGAAGAAGTCGCTGTGCAAGACGTTGTTCCTGCAACGCCGATCCTCACGGGGGACCTGAGAGCCGATATTCAAGTCCTTGGGTTCTACCGCAATGGGCGAGTTGTCGGGGTGAAGATTGCCGCGGGCTTGACTCCTCCCGTCGACTCCTACGCTGCGATCGTGCACGAGGATCTTGAGCTCAACCATCCGGTGGGTGGTGCGAAGTTCATCGAGCGTCCGTTGAAGCGGGTCGCGCCGCAACTTCCTGGGCGCATCGCGAAGCGGATCGACCTCAACAAGGTGAAGGACGCGTAATCATGTTGGACGATCTAGTCTGGTTGATCGAGCAGGCAGGCCTCGGGACTTACGGCACGGACCTCTTCAAAGGGACGAAAGCCGCGATTCCGATTACTGGTGCTGGGCCGTTCACCACCCTCATCGCGACAGGCGGTGCCTCTCCTGAGGGAACGCACAACATGACGGATCTGCCGGCGTACGTCCATCCATCAGCCCAAATCGTCGTGCGAGCGGAGCTCTACGACGTAGCGGAAGCTCATGTGAAGGCTTTGTATGAGCTCCTCTACCCCATCAGGAACCGAATGGTCAACGGTACTTGGTGGCGACAGGTGACGTACCTCCAGAGCGAAGCGCTCGATCTGGGGCGTGACGACAACGGCCGCGTTCGGCTTGCGTTCAACATCGACGTAGTGAAACGGTACTCTCCTGCAACGAGCGGGACTATCTAGGAAGGGTAGAATGGCGACGACACTCACTTCAAAGGTTCAGCTGATCCTCAGCGCCCTGTACCAGAATCCGGCGATCGGCATCGCCGTGGGACAGGGCAACATCGATCGATCTCAGGTGATCAACCTGGCCAACGGCACCGGCGCTGACCAGGCGGATCGCGTGTTCTCCGAGACGCGAACGCTCGCGGCATCGGGCACGTACGACCTGGATCTCGCAGGCGTGCTGACGGACGTGTTCGGCGTGGCCCTCACGTTCGCCCGTATCAAGGCGATCATCTTGTTCGCGCTGGCGGCGAACACGAACAACGTGGTTCTCGGCAACAGCGGCGTGAACGCGTTCCTCGGGCCGTTCGGGGCTGCGGCCCACACGGTCAACGTGATGCCGGGCGGCATGCTCGTCATGGTGTCACCGAACGCAACGGGATGGCCGGTTACCGCGGGTACCGGTGACATCCTGAAGACCACCAACAGCGCCGGCGGCACGGGTGTCACGTACGACATCGTGCTGATCGGTGCCTCGGCGTAAGGGAGGAAACAGCCCATGTCTAACGCCGTCACCACAACTGGGATCCTCATCAAGCGTGCGGATCTGTCGACCCCAACGGCCTTCGTGACCATCGGCGAGATCACCGAGATCGACCCCGGGGGCATGAGCCGGAACAAGATCGAGACGTCGACGCACAACGACGGCTCGGAGAGCCACGTGCTGGGCATCCTGCGCCAGTCCGATCCGACGTTCAAGATCAACTACGTCGCCGGCGAGGCCACGCACATCACGCTGCTCAGCGACATGGCCAACAACACGAAGGCGAACTGGCAGATCGCGTTCCCTTCGGGCAAGCTGCGGACGGGCAATGCCCGTCTCCAGCAGTTCAAGTTCGATCCGGCACCCGTCGATGGCAAGCAAGGGGCAATGTGCGCCATCACCTGGGCGGGGCCGGTGACCGAGTCGTAGTTCGTCAACCTTTTCCCGACGAGGTGTGTCATGGCAATACGCAAGTTCCTGTCGGCGGCGGACGTAGAGTCTGCCGCCGACACGAAATACGAAGAGGTCGAGGTTCCAGAGTGGGGCGGCACGATCCGTCTGCGATCGATGACGGCTGGGCAGTCCATGCGACAGCTCGTCGACCTCAAGCGGTTTCCCGATGACGGCATGTGCATCATCTTGATGTACAGCGCGGTCGACGAGAACGACAACCTGGTCTACTCGATGGACCGGGTGAATGAGGAGGGCGTGCCGTTTGACCTCATCATGCTCAGGTCGAAGAGCATGGCTGTGCTGGACCGTCTCCAGCGGGTCTGCGTCAGGCTGAACAGGGAGAAGTCGCCCGAAGAGACAAAAAAAGCCTAGCGCGAGGCGAAGCGCGTAGGTTCGCATACAGGCTGGCGGCGCAGCTCGGCTACGCAAACGTAGACCGGATGCTAGACGAGCTGACGCCGGACCAGTTTCTCGAGTGGCAGACGTTTGATCGCCTCGAGATCCTAGGCGAGCGGCGCATGGATTACAGATTCGCCCACATCGTGCTCGCGCTGAGGGGTGGGACGTTGCAAGACAACCTGATTCGATTTGGCGACGAGATCGAACAGATGGCGGCGATGGACGCGCCAAAACAGTCGCTGGCGTTTCAAGAGATGGTGCTCGATGGGTGGTGTGCAGTAACTAACATCCTTCAAGGGTACAAGGCCGATGGCAGTTGAACTCGCTCCGATATCCGGTGCAATAGAACTCAAGGACGACTACACCTCAGTCCTTAGTGTAGTCTCCAAGGAGCTGTTCTCGTTCACTGAGGGAACGCAGAAGCACTTCGCTGCCGTCGCCGCTGCCGGAACCCTGGTCGCCGCGACGTTCACAGGCATTGCTGTAGCAGCGAAGGAGCTCGGCGAGCGTGGTTCGGACATCCTCGATGTTGAGGCGACGCTCGAGCAGTTCACTGGGGGTGCACGCGATGCCGCTGCAGTAATGGAGCAGCTGCGTGAGGGTACTCTCGGCACGATCACGAATTTCCAGCTGACGAAGGACGCTGCGAAGCTCTTGTCCGCGGGCGTCAAGCTCACAGCGGATGACTTCGGCACCCTGTCGCAGGCAGCGTTCGTGCTGCAGAATCGCGGGCTCGGTAGCACGAAGGAAATGTTGGACCTCGTCTCCGATGCTCTAGTCACGGGGCGTACGCGATCACTCGCGATGGCCGTCGGTGTGATTGACGCAGGGAACGCCGAGGCTGAATACGCGAAGAAGCTGGGTACGACCGTCGACATGTTGTCGGACACCGCGAAGGTGGAGGCGAAGCGCATCGCCATCATGGACATGCTCCGTGAAGCGGTGGCGAAGGCCGGCGAGCAGGAACGTGACTTCGGAGAACAGCTCGAAGCGGCGCGCACGTTCGTAGGGAACTACATCGACGAACTGTCGAAGGCGGTAGCACAGTCGCCCGTCCTCGCGGCCGGTATGAAGGCTGTCGGCGATGCGATTGCCGAGGCCTTTGGCGGGGACTCTCAGGAGTCGATTCAGACCATCGTCGGGATCATCGAGAACGCAGCGATCGTCGCGACGGACTTCGCGCTGGCGATGGTCGAGACAGCTCGTGTCGTTCACACAGCGTGGGCCGTTCTCCAGACTGTTGTTCTCGGCGTCATGACAGGGATCTCGGAGCTCGTATCGTTCATTCCTGGCATGAACGACCGCATGAAGGAGTTCACGGCGAGCCTTGCCGAGCAGACTGCGGAGGCGTATAAGGGCGTCGTCGGTGCGTCAGAGTTCGACAAGACTCTTGACGCTCTGGGCGGTACGATCTTCCGCGTTCGCGATGCGATGGTCGAAGCCAAGAACAAGACGCGTGAGCACAGCGACACGCTGGACATCGCCGCGGAGAACTCGAAGAAGCTTGCGCATCTCCAAGCGCAGTTGTCGGAGGCCACGAAGCAACGAGCGATCGACGCCGGGAAGCTCGCGGACATGGAGAAGAAGAGCCTCGAGACGATTGAGGCTCTGACCTCGGAGCACTTCGCCCATATCGTGAGCATGACGGGTACGTCGACCGACGCGAGGATCGCGGCGATTGAAGCCCGCTTCCAGAAGGAAGTGGCAGCGCTCGACGAGCTGAATCCGAAGTACAAGGAGCATTACGCCGCTCTCCGTCAGCAGGCGGATGACGCGTTGGAAGCTGTGGGCAGTGGTTGGGTGTCCGTCCGAGACAAGTCGTTGGAAGCCCTTCGTCAGCAGGCTGATGCGGCGAGGCGGACGTACAACGACATGATCTATAGTGGTCTCCACTTCACCCGCGATGTGCTAGACGAGCAGCTCCGGAAGACGGAGGAGCTCGAGGACGCAGCACGAGGAATGGGCCAGTCCTACGCCGATGCAATGAACGCTGCCGCTGCCGCTACGAAGGCCGCTGCCGACGAGCAAGCACGCCTCGCCGCAGAGCTGAAGAAGGCGCAAGAAGCTCGCTCGGCCGGTGGCTCTTTCCAGATCAACCGGGCGAACCTGGAATCGAGCGTCAACACCTGGGGCGTGCCTATCAGCGAAGCCGTGAAGATGGCTGAACGGGGCTTTTCGTTCCAAGAGATTATTGCCGCCTGGCAAAGTGGTAAGGTTCGAGAGTGGGTGCCACAAGGTCCGCGCATTCCAGGTTTCGCGGAAGGCGGCACCGTCGATATCAAAGTCGGGGAGCGTGGACCCGAGGTAGCGCGAGTACCTCTCGGTACTCAAGTCTTCCCAAACGGGATGCGTCCGGGAAACACATCAACGGTGGTCAACAACAACACGTTTAACGTCAACGGTGACGCGATCACTGTCGCACGAAAGATCCAGGAAATCATCATGCGGGATCTCAAGTCCGGTCGTCAGTTCAGCGCAGCATAGGAGTCAAGCCCATGTCACTTGGTTACGCAGAGACCCTCGTCACGTCCCAAGCGGACGGAACGGCAGTCACGGCCGCAGCGGCTACGACTCTCCTTCCGACTGGGGCCGTATTCACCCTGCCTGCGAACTTCTTCAAGGCCGCAGGTCAGCAGCTCCTGATCAAGGCATCGGGACGCATCTCGAGCGTTATCACCACACCAGGCACCGCAAGGTTCGACGTGCGCTTCGGTGCGACGGTCGTCTGGGACGGTCTAGCGATCCTCCTCGACTCCGTCGCTGCTCACACGAACGTCGGGTGGTCACTGGAGGTCCTACTCACATGCCGGGCGATCGGCACGTCGGCGAACTTGATCGGACAGGGGAAGTGGACGTGCGAGGACATCCTCGGCACTCCGGCCACGGCTCCCAAGGGAAGCCTCTCTGCGGTGCTTCCGTGGAACTCTGCCCCTGCGGTCGGGAGCAACTTCGACTCAACGGTGTCCCAGGCGGTGAACCTGTTCTTCACTCAGACGGTCGCCACGGGCTCGTGCCTCTGTCATCAGTACTCGTTGATCTCGCTGAACTAACATGAGACCATTCGATCCAAGGCCAATCGGACGTAAGCTCCACCCCACGGAAGGGTATCAGACTCTTCCAGAGGTGGAGTATGTATCCCCCAACTACGACCGCGTAGGTGGGGGAGCGTCCGTAACGGTCTACGGGGCGAGGTTTGTCGACGGCGCAACGGTTTCCTTCGGAGGAACGCTCGCGACGAATGTCGTCTTCGTGTCCCAGGGAGAGATCACCTGCGACGCTCCTGCGCATGCCGAGGGAGCAGTGACAGTGGTCGTTACTAACCCGAGCGGGGAGACGGGGGAGCTCGAAGAAGGATTCTCCTTCATCGCTGGGCATATTACCTCGCTCTCACTCTCACGCGGGACGGTGCTTGGCGGTACGCCTCTGACCATTACTGGGGTCAACTTCGTCGCAGGATCCACCATCGAATTCGGCGACGAGCTTGCCACCTCAGTGGTCTTCGTAGATGACCAGCACTACCGTTGCGTCACTCCCGCGCACGGAGTAGGACTCGTTGACATAGTCATTACGGAACCGAGTGCCACGCAGGTCGTCGGGAAAAAACTTTTCAGCTACACGTCGCAGATCTTTGGAGGGGATATACGACGTAATCCTTCTATCACCATTGAGGAGGGGACGAACGCACGACCGAGCACCGCACGATACAACATTGACGGTTCCGGTTCTCCGCCGATCGTGGGAGAGAGAATCACCTTTGCCGAAAGCGGGGTGGTACTTTTCGATGGCCAGGTCATTGGCTATACCATGACCGTTGAAGACGCGAAAGAGAACGTAGTCTGGTCGACCGAGAACATTGACCATTCCTTCCGCTTCAACAAGAAACGTCCGTTCGGACTCTACAACAACCAAAGGGCCAACGAGGTTGCTAAAGATCTGATCGACAAGTACGCACCGGGGTTCAACACCACGTACATTCAGGCGAGACTCCCCCACATCTCCCTCGTGCTCGACGGCGCGGAGGATATGCTAACCGTGTTCGCGAAGATTGCACAATTGATTGGCGATGGGCACTTCTACCTTGATGCCACGAGAGGTGTGCATCTCTATAAAAAGAGTACGCAGTCCTTGGCTCCTGGAAACTCTCCTTTGTCTTACGGCGCAGCAGCAATGATCGTGCAGGAGGGATCCGTCTCTACGTTGGGGCATGCCTTCCGGCCAGGGTACTGGTACTTCTTCACGAGCTTCCGCTACGGCACGGCAAAGACGTATACGACTCCGCACGGGTCCATTCCAATCCCTCCGTCGCCAGGCTACGCACAGCTCTCGGACGAGGCCGCGGACATTAACCTTACCGGCACGATCTCCAATGGCGCGTACGGCCTTGGACTCTCTCGTGGGTGGGTGGACTACGATGGAAGTGGCAACCTCATTCCCGAAGGATGGGGAGGGCATATCCCTCGAGTTGCTGGAGATGTGCAGTTTGCAACGGCGGACGTGCTCGCGGTTCTTGAGGCTGCGGCAGGCGGTGGAACGTTTGAAACCGGTCTCAGTGCGATGACCGATGTAATCTTCCTCGATGACTGGCTTCCACGCTTTACGAGCATCCCGACGGGTCCGGTGATTGGTGGGCGCGCTTGTACGGCGAGAATCATCTATGCGATTCGACTTGGGGATTGCTCAACGGTCGGAGGAACGCCTCTTGTTCACTACGCTACGATTGAGGATAATGTCACTGTTGATGCAACTCCCGTTCCCGCGATCTCGAGTAGCCGTCTTCCCGCTCGAAGTGTAACATACCCTGTTCCACCGAAGTCGCGTATGCGGGCACTTGAAAGTACAATTGCTGTAGACCCTACGGAATGGTTAGGACGCGAAGCACAAGCCGGGTATTGGGCCTTCCGAGTGACTGGTGTGTACAAGGACGGCACGGAATCCAGAGGATGTACGCAGACCGCGCCCGTCGAGTTCAGCGGTGCGTATGAGGCTATGCTGCAGCAGATACCCGTATTTCCGAACATGGGGTCCATTCCTTGCGTGTTCAGGAAGGTCTACGCCTCCATCTTCGAACCCTACGACCCTGTGCAGTTCGGTGTTCCCTCGTTTGAGGATGGGACGACACGGTGCGTTGCTCTCATTCCTAATAACGTGGATACTGAGGCCACATTCCCATTTGGCGGTGGGATCTGTGGTGGAGAACGTTCGAAGACTAACCTGCCGCCCGGGATTGAGGATGAGCTGGGGCCAGATTTGGAAGCCGTAGTAGTTCCTGACCCCATCGATGGGAGCAATGTCACGCTTCTCGCTCAACCGCCCCTCTCTCTCGACACGGACATCTCGCAGCTTCGTAATCGGATCCTCCTGCGAGGCAAGGGTTCCATTCTCACCGCGGATGCCCCGGTGGGAAGTACTCTGATCACCGTGACAGACGTGAGTCCATTCTCTCCGACGGGAGGACTGCTCGCGATCGGCCACCGCATTTTCGCTTACAAAGGACTTTCCGGAACGTCCGGCCGAGCGGCAATTTATCTGTCAAATCCGCTCGACACCCCCATCCTTCAAGCAGATTGGAAGTTCGGAGGAGGCACGCCTGTTCGGACCTTCGCACAGGTGGACGATCTAGAGTCCCAGGCTCACTTCGGTGCGATCGAGGTGGATGAGGCTGGTAACCCCACGGACGGCGTTCACGAGTACACTATTTACGACGATAACCTGAGCACGCAGGCGCAACTCATTGCGCGAGGCCAGGCCGAACTCGTCTTCGCGTGGCCGCAGAGAACGCTCAGCTTCTCCACCAGAGATCCCAAGGTTCGCAAGGGACGAACGGTCGCGGTGGACCTCGACGACCCACCGATTCACGGGGACTTCGTGATCCAGGAAGTTCGCATTGATCAGTACCATGACGAGAGCGATGAGCTCGCTCCCAGGTACAACGTCGTCGCATATTCCGGTGCGAGATTCAATTTCAACGATCTGCTTCGTTACTTGGACGATCGCTCCACGAAGGAGAAGGCCTATGCTGGGCTCTTCGATACCGTACGAGCTGAGGTCACTGTGAACATTCCAGACACGGCACGACCGTATCTCTTCATCATGTCCCAGACGGGGGTCTACGCGACCCGAGACGGCATCACGAACTACATGCCATCGCCGCTCGCTGCGATCAACGATCTGCGGAACTCCCAGCGGCACGCAATGGGTCCGGAGGGGTATGCCTACTTCGCGCAGACCGCCGGTGTACTACGGTACTTCGACGGCACGACCTATAAGACTCGCTCGGAGCTGACCCCTCCGACGAACATCACGCATCTGCTCCTCGGGTTCGACTCGAAGCTCTACATCGCCTGCAACTCGCCTGATAACGTCTACACCTGGAACGGTGAGGTGATGGAGGCGTTGACGGACAGCGCGGCCCTTGGAGGATCGGGCGGTGCGGGGACCTACGCTGGGAAGATCGCGATGCTCGCGGACGGCACGTTGTTCACGTATACAAACAACGGGTACATTCTTCGTCGCGGGAAGAGGGAGGACGGCACGTACGAGCCCACCTGGTCGAGGGATTACGACTTCGTCTTCACGGCGAACTTCTCTCCCACGAACTTCCTGGCCGTCGGCAACGACATCTACATGACGATGCGGGGTACGAATGCCGCGTCGGCGGGCAAGTTGTTCTACAAGCGGACGAGCAACGGCGTGTGGTCGAACATCACACCCTCGGCCTTCGCTACGACGCAGGGATACTTCCGCGCTCCTGCGGTGCACGATGACGAGCTGTACATCTGCTACCACGACGCAGCGTTCACCCGTGTGGAGATCTGGAAGCAGAGTAAGGCCACAGGGACGTGGGCCCTCGACTTCGACTCCATCGCAGACAACCCGACGTCGCTCTTCGCGTGGTTCAGCGATATGTACAGTTTCGGTGGTTACCTCTTCGCCGTCACAGATGATGCGGGTGACAGTTACGTCATGCGTAAGAGCGGTGGTACTTGGGCACACTATCCCCTGGTGGGAGGCGGCTGGGGCTTCTCATTTGCAGCCCTGCAACCGCAAGGGATCTACCCATGACGTTCATCAAACTTCAAGCGAGGGAGTAGCGAATGGACACCCCACCAGAGCTGATGAGTGCCGGAGAGATTACTCGTACGCTGCACCGCATTGACGTCTCGGTCGCGGCTCTCGTAAAGGATATGCATGCGACCCGCACCAAGGTGGAAGTGCATGAAGTGCGTCTGGACGATCACCACCACGCAATCCGCTCCGCGAAGCAGATCGCAGCGGCTGCTGTGGAGACGGTGAACAGCTTCTCCGCGAGCATCCAGAAGGACGACAACGCGATCCGGATTCCAGTGAACGCGAAGACGTTGACGGCCCTCGTGCTCTCGCTGGCGACGCTTGTGGCGGCGTTAGTAGCCGCATGGAGGACAACACCATGACGCTCTACGAGCAACGCGTGCTCTTCACGCATCTCTTGGCTCGCCTCATCATGGAGGCGTTCCGTCAGGGCTACACGATCACGCTGGGCGAGGTCTACCGCAGTGCCGCCGAAGCAAAGCGCCTTGCTGCGACCGGTGCAGGCATTGCGAAGTCCTTGCACACAGAGGGGCTCGCAGCAGACATCAACCTCTATCGAAACGGCGTGTATCTCAAGGACACTCTCGACTATCTTGCACTCGGGCAGTTCTGGGAGCAGATGCACTCGTCGTGTCGATGGGGCGGTCGCTTCAAGACCCGTCCCGATGGAAACCACTTCAGCATCGCGTACGGAGGTAGACAATGAGTCCAGCGCAAGTGGCCGCAATGGCCAAGCAGATCCACGATGAAGAAGGGTGGGACCTTGGTGCGTCGTCGACCCGACCAACTCGCAACGCGTTCATCGAGCGTGTGATCGGGTGCGCGTACTGGGGCCACCCGAAGTACAATGCGGTGCCCGACACCCGTTGGCACTGCAAGGATCCTGACGGTCCGTCGGGCGGACGCCCAGCAAGTGATGATGTCGGCGTCATCATGCCCTCGCGGGAGGCATACGACTTCATCTCGGGCGCGGGGACAGACGGTTACACCTTCCACGCGGATCCGATCGGTCCGCTGCCTGCGGATCAATACGTCTTCGTTCCTGCAAAGCCTGCGGGCAGTGGTACCACGCCCCCTCCAGTCATTCCACCGCCCGCGCAGGAGTTCCCGTATCCCGACGAGAACACCTACGGTGCGGAGTACGAGCGCCGCGTGGGTGAGACGTACCGAAAGCACGGGCGGACGTTCCCTGACCCGAACGATCCGTCGGCGTATCGCCACTTCTCGCGGTACGGCTACTCGAGCCACGAGATGCCCGCGCAGGCCGCAATCGAGAAGCACATCAAGGAGCTCGACGAGGAGTTGTCGTGAGTGGATGGGACGTGCTCTACCGCACCGACGTGTTGAATCTCATTGGCGTCGGCGTCCTCGGAGGTCTTACAGGCCTCTGGGGTGCGCTCTGGCGCAGGCGCCGCAAGGCCCAGAAGGAGAAGGGACAGTGAACTCAGACCTCTTGATGCAACTCTTTGCGGTGTGGCTGACGTCGAACTTCACGCCTCTGCTCCTGGAGAAGGCGAAGGACTGGCGGTGGTTCCCGTTCATGTCGAACATCGGGCGCTTCGCTCCCATCCTCAATCGTGTGACGCCCCTCGTGGCTGCAGCGGTAGTGGCGAGTGGCGTGCACTGGACCTTCGATGCTGCGGAGGGACGCCTCGTCGTGGATGGCCTGATGCCTCAGCACATGATCAACGGTGTGGCGTTGTGGGTGGTCGGTGCCTTCACGCAGCACTACCGGTACCATAAAACCATCAAGGGAGATTGACGTGCCAGAGCAGAAGGAAGAGACCATTCTCGAGCAGGCAACCCGACTCGGATCGGTGCCTGCGAATCAGATCCGCTTGGGCGTTGAGAGCGGGCAGGAGGGGAGCAAGGCCGAGTTCTCCGTCGATCACACATTCAAACGTAACGTCACCATCCGCGCGTACGTCCAGGCGATCTTGTCTGGGAAGAAGGTGGCTCCGACGACGGGCGTCGAGCTCACATGGAAGCCGGGTCGGTGATATGAGGTTGACGCGGAGGTCCTTGCTGGGGCTGGCCGTCGGGAGCGCAGGCTGCCCCGGTCTGCGAGGCTGGTGCCCGGTGAAGCCTCCGCGTCAATGTGTCTAGTCGTATCGCTCCTGGTTCTTGATCCCGAAGAAGTCGGCCATGCCGACGGCGATGACGAACGACCGGCTCACGTTGAAGCGCTTCGCTGTCTCGGTGATCTTTGCCTCGATCTTCGGGATAACGCCAGCACCGATTCGCGCCCGACTAATCCCGCGAATCGGTTTTTGCCGTCGGGGGCCGGCTGATTTTCTCCTCGCCATCACTCCTCCGTTGTCTCTTCCGTTGAGTGCGGACGGCGCCGCAGCGGTCGCACTTCCAGTTGGCCTTCAGGGGGTCAGTGTCGGAGTAGAGCACCCGCTGATACTCCTCGCTCCAGCCACTGATGATGTCGGTCCGGTGGAGTCTGCCACCGCACTTGCAGTTGCGGGTCATGACGGGTAGCACTTGGGGCAGATGCCCGTCTGCAGTCGTTCGCGATCATCCGGGGAGAGCTCCGGGAAGGCGCGTTGGATCAGTTCGCCCGAGACCCATCGCCGGTAGCCGCGCTCACTGACGGTGAGGGGAGTTTCGGTCCGGCAGAACGGACACTTCGTCGCGACTGTGATCATCGAGGGAGTGGGTTCCATCACTTCGCCCTTTCTGCGGCCTTCCGCTTACGCCAGTACTTCCGGAGCCGCGCAGCCTGGGCCTTGCGGTACGCGGGGGACTGCTTGGCCGACCGCTTCTTGGTCTGGCGCTTCAGGTACTTGCGGAGGACTGCGATCTCCTCCTGCAGCTCGGCGATGCGCACGCGAGCACCGCGTTCGACGAGGGACTGTTTCAGATCCATTTCACTCACCGAGATCACGCTCCGAGGAGGAGCCACACCATCAGGACGAGCCAGATCGCCCCGACGATAGCCCCAACGATTGTGGGTGATTCTTTGCCCTCAGGTCCGTCATTGGAGTCAAGCATGATCATATGAGTATTCTATAACATCGACATTGAAGATACCACTGACGTCAGCGGTAAAAGCCCCCCACGATATGCCTCGGGGGATCGTCGTTGGCCCAGCACTCTTCGTTCCTCCAGAGCTTTACAACGATCGTGGGTTGGAGGAAGTAATCGAGCCCGTTCTCCCACTCCGCGTAGGAGCAGTCGGG